GGGAAATTGTCATGCCGCTGCTGATTACAGTGGTTATGACGCTTCTTTGACAGCTCAGTTGTTGTGTCATGCTTATGAACTCGTTGCTCGTTTTTACCCTGAGATGGCTGATAAACTTGCTGTTGATTGCTCAAGTGTTGAATCAAGAAATCATTTCGTTTATATGTTTGGTGGACTGTGGCAGTGCATTCAAGGCAATCCATCTGGTCAGACTATGACAACTGTTATTAACTCTGTTGTGAATCATCTCTTGCTTTCATATGCTTGGATCCGTCATTTTACAACTCTTGGTCGAAATGATCTTTTGGATTATTCAGCGTGGCGAAAGAATTTTGTATGTCATGTTTATGGTGATGATTTTATATATACTGTTTCTGATACTGCTAAATCATTCAGTTGTGTTGCTTATGATTCAATTTTGAGAGAGACTGGACAAGAACTGACTGATCCTGGAAAGAAAGATACAATTCGTGCTTTTATTCCATGGAATGAACTCTCATTATTGAAGCGTTGTTTTCTTGTGAATCCGTTTTCTGGTTCAAAGAAAATCTATGTTGGAGCTTTGGAGAAAGATGTTATTGAGGAAATTCCTCGATGGACTCACAAAGGATCGGATGATGAGGCGTTTTCAAACACTCTCCGTTCCACACTTTCTCTTGCAGCTCTGTGGGGTCGTGAATATTTTGACACAATTGTTGCTGGTTTGGCGAAATCTCAATCTGCGAATGAAATTCTTGGAAGTTTATGTCCTGCTCAAATTTTCCGTGAAATTGCTGCACCGTATGTTAGCAATCAAGAAGATGTTGTTCAACCTATTGCAGTTCGTGCCTTTTTCATGGGTGATAATGAAACTTGTGAAGATGATCGTTTTCTTTCTAATTTATGTGCCCATTATAAGTTTAATTATGTTGTGGATGGAAAGACAATCTCAGTGTCAAGTGCAGAGAAGGCCTATGGTTTGGAGAAGAGTATGCATTTCGGTGATCAGAAAGCGTTTGCTGCCATTTTGAGAATGGAGAAACCTGGTTTGATTGCGAGAGAGACTCATCGTGTCGGTAACGGATCGGATCCGAGCGAAGTGTCGTTGCGGAACGAATGGATATCCATTCGGGAAAGTGTGATGGAGAAGATTCTCAAGTGCAAATTCCAACAGCCTCAGTACGCACATGCACTGAGGGCAACTGACACCGCTTTTCTTGTGGAAGCGAGTTCACGTGACCTGTATTGGGGGAGTGGGTTGAACGTGGTTCAAAGCCGCGTCACTCCCCCAGCAAGATACCCCGGAAAGAACATCCTGGGGCGGTTGCTCATGAAGATCAGAGCAACCTTGTAGGGTTTAAAACGTAAGAGATAGTGTGTATATACATTGTGTTTTGTTTATTCTTACATTGTTCTATTATTATTATAAGCTGTGTTAATATTTAGTATTAATATTGTTTTAACGCGTATAGATTATTTTAATCATACTTATTTATCATTTATTTTATTTGATCGTTTTATTGTTTTATCGTTATTAAAATGGATTCAGACGCTGCATCTGCGATGGCCGATAATCAAGTCATGCTCAACCAAGAGAGATCTACGTTGAATGACACGCCCACCTCGAAGGGTAAGACCTTGACTACTGGTTCTATGCTACCTACATCTAAAATGTCGGTGGAGCAAATTCTGAATTGTGAAACTCAGGCTACAGACATTCAAATCGCATTTGATACTCCAGTGGGAGCTGTTTTGTATGAAACTCCTATTGGACCTGGTGTTATCAACTCTGACACCACAACTCGTGTTGAATGGCTTTCTAAGCTTTTCAAGTACTGGCGTGGATCTCACACTTTTCGCTTTGTCTTTACGAAATCTATTCTTCAGCAAATGAAAATTATGGTTGTCTTCGTACCTGGTGCAACTGAATTTTCGTTGCCACCAACTCCTGCTCAAGCTATCTATTACACTCATCATCTAATCATGAATCCTGCTAATGAAACTGAAGCCTCGTTGACTGTTCCGTATGTTTCACCTACACCTTTTCTTCCTATTGAGAAAGAGACAGGTCGTTTGTATGTTCTTTTGTATCAGCCTCTTGTGTCATCTTTTGACACTTCAACAACTCCTTCGTTTATTTACATTAAAATGTTCGTGGCAGCTGCTTTGGAGATGCATGAATTTGTGCCTCTCCCTCCTCTTGACTCAGTTTCAGAAACTGGAGTCATTGCTGATGAAGATCTTTGGACTATTGCTGTTACCTCAGCAACCAACACAACTTTGAGTGGTTCGACTACCACTGTTGGTCTCATAACTGATGATGGTAGTTCTGTTGCTACTACTGTTCGTGGAGCGTCGTCTACTCCTGGTTTCTCATACGAAGCTCGTACTGTCACTTGTTGGCCTATTGCTGCTAATGGACCAAATACTGTCATTAACTATGATCCTGCTCGTTGTCGAACTTTGTATGGCAATCCTATTGGTGCTATGACAACGAGACAAGTTTATCTCGCTTCTGGTACTCACAATGCTCAAGGAGTTTACACTGGACCTGTCACTGTTGTGACTGTTGGTGTCAATTCTACTGGCGCTTTCAT